TTATTCATAAGCTTTCCCTATTCTTTTGCCAACAACAGCTCCTTGTTCAAACTTCGCGTTTTTTATATCCACGATCAATACTCCTTTTAGTCCAGATACACCTTCTTTTTTAGCTTCTTCAAGAAATTGTGAAGCAAGCGTATCATATCCGGAAGCAGATTCAGCGTCAATGGCAATCACTAAATAGCCATTATCGGTAACAGTTGCTTTTTCACAGGTGAATCCTGTGATGGTGTTGATATATTTATCTGCGCCTGTTATTTCTGTTTTGCCACCTCCGCAGGAGAAGGTGATTATAATTATCATTAAAAATAAAATTCTCTTCATGCTATTTATAATTTAATTTGTTCTTTAATTCATTGAATATGTCCGGATTTTCAAAATCTACCCAATGATATTTCTTGTATCTGTCTCGGTCGAAACTGTCTTTCTTCTCATATATAATCAAACATTGCTTATCACATAGAACAATGACGGAAGAATCCAATAGTAGGGCGTATGAACGTGCCTGCAAGAATGCTTCTTCCACCTCTCGATTATTTTTCATGTGAAGTTTGGCTTCAATCAATACTTTTGCTCGTTCATAGTCTGGCTTATTGTCATAATGTAAGGCATAATCTGGGAATACCCTATGGCCCCGTCCTGCATGTATTGGCAATTGGCGAATGAAATCTTTGTTCTCATACCATTCCATAGAGTTAAGCAAAGGTTCTAATAACTGTTGTTCTACGTCTCGTTCTATCTCTATACTTACATTCTTGGGTAGTGTAGGAGTATATAGCTTCGGTAGGGTATCTGTATCAAATCCTTTTGCCTTTATCATTCGCAGGAGTTCTGAATAATCCTCGCTACTCATTGGCCATCCGTTCACACCTTGGAATTTCTTTCTGACAAGGGGGTGCTTTGAAAAGTATTTGTCTGTTTGAAGTTCTTTCAACGTGATACGAGGAATGTCTATTTTGTCACCTATGTAGGTGTTACTGTAATAATGAAAGAATGGATCTATAACACCATCCGCTTGTGCAATCCAGATGCAAGTAATTGCGCTGATTGGTGATGTCTCGTAGTGAATAAGGATATCACCCTTTTTTGTCTCTGGGTTAGCTTGCCAAAAGGTCTTATCAAGCTTTTCCTCAATTGGGTATGTCTTGCCTCCAATGAACCATGCTTGCGCTGGATGCGGTATGTTAGTCTTTTCTTTTGGGATAAAATTCGGTGCGTAGTCATATAAGAAAGCGCATAACTCATCTGGTGAAAGATTGTTATCTAGTCTAAATTTGTAGAATACTTCGCATAAATCCCAATAATATAAACATCGAGATTTGTAATCTGACTTCTTCGGGATTGAAGGTAAATCAATATCAAAGGCATCTGCTATTTGGTTCAATTCAAAGATTCTGCATCTAAATAGGTTGGGAATGAAATATTCAGGCGAAAAATAATAGAGCAAGAAGGATAATATGTCATTTGCTGATAACATCAAATTATATTCTCCTTTTTTTATAATAGACTCACCGTCTTTGTCATAAATTCCTGATAAAATAAGTGAGATGTAAAACTTTTGGGCTTCCTCTATACTTACGATTTCTTTTGCTTCCTCAAAAATCACCGACCAAAATAAACCACAAGTGTCAAGAAAGTAGTCTTCTGAGAAGAATTGCGCAGAATATGGATTGTATTTGGTAAATAAATCATATTCTGTCATTTTCTCATTGGCTTCTTCAAATTCCTTTATAGCCTTCTGCCCATCAGGTGATTGCTTGTATAGATTCCAGGTGTATTGATTGAATTTCATAACTAAAATCTTTTGACAGCTCCTAATACTTGGAATATAGTCCTAATCATTTTTACCGGGAGTTGTTGCGAAGAGTATTCTGGTGACTTGTTTGATGGAACAAGGGTATAAGCATCATCTGTTTTTCCGGCTCCTAATCTTTTAATAGTACGCATATCGTTTGTTGTAACAATAGCATATACTTCTCCAAGCGGAAGGAATGACAGGTCTTCTATCTTTTTCAATGCTATCATATCACCATGATTAATTTCCGGTTCCATTGAGTGGCCGGTTACGTTGCACCAACATGTTGCATCATCGTACTTCTTGAAATCTATTAGGTATTCAGGATTGATAGTTTGGTCGTTCAAAACCAAGTCGAAACCTCCGATAAAATCCACGTTATAATAGGGTACTCCTTTTGTGTAGCTTATTTTAGGTACGTCTTCCTCATTATTGTTATGGGTTAACATTTCCCCCTTACCCGCGAGAAGCCATTCAGCAGATAAATTATCTACTACATTGATTATTTTTTCAAGCATATCAGCAGAAGGCTTTGATTGTCTTTTGTCACTAAGATAGTTCGAGATACTTGTCGGTGCTATCTCTATTGATTTAGCGAACTTTGCTTTGTTTCCATCAAATAGTTTATCTACAATGGTTTGCAATCTTTCGTTTATACTTGACATACTCTATTGATTATTAAATATGGTTAATTATAGAAGAAATATACTCGATAGATTTGCTGATAATAATCAATATAGTATATTTGCATCATCATTCATTCAATCACGATACAAAGATAACAGAATGGTTGATACAAGTAAATAATATAAACACATTAAAATACACGGTTATGGCACGAAATTACGAAACGGCACTTGCAGAACTCGACGGTTTGAAAGCTGAACTTGCAGAGATTGAGGCAATGACAGACGAAGAGGCTTGCTATAAATATAATGTAGATAGTAAATCTGATATCGTGGATGAAAAGACAGAAGAGATCGCTTATCTCAAAAAAGAGGTAGACTATCTTACCCCAATGGACTTTAACGCCGATCCTGCGATTGAGATATTCGGCAGCTATGAAGCAATGAACTCATATTTATACTAACACATAAACACACGCACGATTATGAAAACTTCAAATTTTAGACACAAAGTATTTTGCATGGCTTACGAACTTATGAAAGCAACAGGTAAAGCGTTCGCGGTATGTCTTTCACGCGCATGGGCATTGTACCGTTTGACAAAACAAATGCACAAAGGTATCGTATCATTCGCCTATGAAAAGTCTGATGGTTCACTTCGCAAAGCCAAAGGTACGCTTAAAGACATTCAGAATCTTATCAAAGGTACTGGTTCTGAAAACTACAAGACGGTTCGCTATTTCGATATTGAGGCGAACGGATTCAGATCGTTCAAAGTAGAAAACTTCATAACGATTTACTAAAGCAAAGGGCATGAGCCGAAAGTGTTCGGCTGGTGAAGAAAGGCGTTTCTGACCGGGTTCGATTCCCGGATGCCCACAGTAAGTTCTTTGTCTTATTTCAACCTTAGCACTCGCAGAAATGGAGTTTAAGCGAAAGGATTACAAAGTATAATGTATAAACGTGGTGAGCTTTGAGCCATGACCCACAGGGATACATTATAGATAAAAGAATTGTCAAAGGGGCAAGTTCCTTGCGGTGTTATGTGTCAGACATTGGTTAACCGTTGCCTCTTTTCAAAATACAACCTGGTTCTGAAAGCGCGACGCTGCCTATCGGATGGGCTGCCGGGTACAAATAAAATAAATGATATGGAAGTTTTAGGTGTATTTATATTCGCAGGTGGTGCTTTTGGAGCACTTTTTTTTCATCAATATGCCGATGGTTACAAACCTTATCTTATTATAAGAAACTTTTTAATAGCTGTCGCTATATCAGGTCTTATAGTTTTTGCTATAGGCCTTTATAGGTACTCCAAAATGCCTATTTATGAATATAAAGTAAGTGCGCATTATATTGATGGTAGCACAAAGACGCTATTATTTGATAGTAAATATGATCCTAAAATAAACGCGGCTCGTGGGACATATTGGATTGAATACGGCGCATATACAGAACTTGGCGTTGTGAGGTTTGAAATAATAAGCAAGAAGAAAAGATAATTAAAATATCATAGCACATGAATTACAACATTGAACTAAAACATCAAGAAAAAGACAATCAATTGACAATATCCATACATGTTGAAGATTTGCCAATCAATTGTCTGAAAAATTTGGAGTACATAAAAGAAGATGCCGAGAAAGCGGTTACTTCTTACTTGGACCTTTTACGCGGAGAGAAAGTTAGTCATGAAAAGTCTCCAGATAATCAGTGAAGCATTTCAAAAGGAACAAGAAATTTTTAAAGACATCGTTTTCTTGCGGAAACGTTTTAATTATACACCCTTTGCATTTATTTGGCAGATCTACCAACTCTCTATTTAAAGGCAGATTTGGATCAAATGAATAAACCAAGTGGGTAAATTTTATAGCTTGTTCATATAACGGTTGTCCATCAAGAAACATCTTGCTTATTGATGGTTCAAAGGTGTTATACTCGTCAAGTAAATCTTCGACTTTAGAACGAATGTCTTTAGCCATGCTCAGGTACTTTTCTGATTTCATACTTCTTAATTTTTAAAGTTTGCACCACAAAGTTAAGAAAACCCTCTGAAGAGGCGCGAAGCTACTGATCGAATCAGCCGGAGGGCACAAATCAAATCAAACAGTCATGAAGGTAATTTTTTATTCAAGAGTGCAGCTAATTTTATTCATCTGCGCAGTACTGATGTCGGCTACCTGTTTTGTTGGCATGTTCTTTAATCCGTTTCACGTATTAACATTCGTGATGTCGGTTATTCTAATGATCGCCATTTATAAAGAAAAAAGTTGGTAACTATTAATAATAATGTATATGGAAACAAAAGGTATTGAAGAAATGACAAGAGAGGAACTGATTGAATTGGTGTCGTCTCTTAATAAAGACCTCGAAAGTACAAAAAAGGACCTCGAACTTTATAAAGATTGGAAAAATCGAGAAGAAGCTGCCAAAGTGTTAGCTGAAAAGAAAATGTTGGCTATTAAGGCTTTTCTTGAAGTTGTTTAATTCGTTTTGTGTTTAGGTTAGCAAAAGCAGCCGGGTGAAAACCCCGGCAAACGGGCGGGCGTATGGAATGCTCTGCACACAGCCGGAAGTGTGTATGCCGGATCGTTACCGGTTCCGTCCACATTCAATTAAATATAATCAGTTTATGGAGAAAAAAGTGGAAATTATGCCTCGTATGAGAGACTTAAAGAAAGGGAAGAAAGTAGAATTTCCTATCGATAAAGTCTGCACAGTGCGCAACAATGTTTCATTGCTTAATGCACAAGGGTACAAAAATGGACATAAGTGGAGATCGGAAACTAATGTTCCGAAAGGGATAGTTACAGTATTTAGAGATTCCTGATTCAAACTTTAAATACACACGATTATGAAAGTATTTACCGAGTTAACGCCCGAATGTGACATTACAGCACAAATGTACGCAGCCGGGTATGAAAAAAAGGAGATTGCCGTATTGAAGCATCGTGCAGTAAGTACGATAAATAACCAGCTTCAGACAGCATTTTTAATTTTGGGTGTTCGGAATGGGAGGGAGTTGGCATTAAAGTTAGCCGAGAGGATATCAGGTATCCGGTTGACGCTGGACTTTTCGCCGGCCATGAGATCATTTGTTGCTTGTGTACTTTTGATTATTCTTTGTGTTGATAGTCATTTAGACATGAAACGGCAACAAATCCGAACCCGTTCTAATGCCAATGTAGAACTTATCGCCCGTGTTCGTGTAAGAATTAGAGGGCGTAATATGCCTTTATTATATGGAACTTGACGTTTGGCAATTACAGAAAATAATAAAAGCGGCCGCGAAAGAAGCTGTCAGCGAATATGCGATCTCCAAGGATCCGGTCATTGATGAGATTACGGAAACGCAAGCTATACGACTTGGATTTGGCAGAAGGTGGTTGGCTCATCAGTGCGCTACGGGAGCATTGACTTGGAAAAGGGCTGGTGTACATAGGAATAGTCCTAAAGTTTATTCGCTGAAGAAACTTAAAGAATTGAAGGATGGTATAGATCCTTTATTGAAGTCTCTAATATAATTACTAACTAAAAATATAACAATCATGAGTTTAATCAGAAAATCAACGGAATTGAATATTCCAACAAACGTAAAGATGATGATTTACGGTCAAGCAGGTATGGGTAAGAGCACAGTAGCTTTGAGTGCACCAAAGCCTCTGTTGTTGGATTTTGACAATGGTGTTAAGCGTATGAATATGGCTCATTTGGAGAATATTGACACTGTGCAGGTCACTTCTTGGAATGATGTTCAGCTGGTTTTGCAAGAAGATTTGTCTGTTTATCAGACTATTGTGGTTGATACCATTGGTAAGATGATGGATTTTATCATCACTTATAAATGTGGAACCAGGCAGCCATCTATTCGAGATTGGGGCGGTATCAATGCTGAATTTTCTTGGATGACAAGAACGCTATCAAGTCTGAAGAAACATATCATTTTTGTTGCCCATCGTGACACAAGAAAAGAGGGTGATGATACGGTGTTTATTCCTGCCTTACGTGAGAAGTCCTACAACTCCATCGTCACCGAACTTGATTTGTTAGGTTACTTGGAAATGAAGAGTGAGAGAGGAGTGCAGAGACGTACTATTACTTTCGATCCGACATCAAGGAATGACGGAAAGAATACTTGTAACTTGCCTTCAGTGATGGAAGTACCTACCATCCTTGACAAAAACGGCAATCCGACGACCAAGAATGATTTTATCTCTACTCGGATTATTGCTCCATATCTTACTATGTTGCAATCAAAAAAGGCTGAACAAGAAGCATATAACAAAGTGCTATCTGATATAACAGGTTGTTTAGAATTAGTTGCCGACGCAGCTTCAGCGAATGACTTTATCGCCCATATTGATGATTTCAACCATGTGGGAAGTTCAAAGATGAAAGCCTCAATGATGTTGGCAGCTAAGGCGAAAGAATTAGGACTGATTTTTAACAAAGAGACTAAAACTTATTCAGATGCAGCCTAAGTATAAGATATATGCTACATTATTGGATTCTTACTTCAATTACCTTAATAGCGATGTCATATATGAGCGTTATTATGGGTGGAGTGAGAATCCGCCTTGTACAGAAGAAGAGTTTCAGCAGAAGCAGTTCCAAGAACTGATAGACCGTATTAACCGTAAACCGTTTGACAGCGAAGCTGCCGACAAGGGTACGGCTTTTAATGAGGTCATTGACTGTATGATTGAGAACCGGAAATCTGAAACGGTGCAGGTAGAAAAGATATATTCTGATATAGGGAATGGCGAGCAAAAGGTTATAGCCTTGAAAGCCGTTTATAACAATCGTTCATTTGTCTTTCCTATATCCCTTTGTCGTGAGTTCGCAAATTACTACAAAGGGGCGTTGACGCAGCAACGTGTAGAGGCAATCCTTCCGACTGCATACGGCAATGTATTGGTTTACGGTCTGATTGACGAACTGATGCCTACCAGTGTTCACGACATCAAAACAACCGGTAGTTATACCGTGGGAAAGTTCAAAGATCACCACCAGCATTTAGTATATCCATACGCTTTAATGAAGAACGGTTCTGATGTACGGACATTTGAGTATAACATTGTAGAGTTCAACAAAGGCGGCTATGTGGTAGATACCTATACAGAAACATACGTTTTCAATCCTGAACGTGATATTCCTATTCTTACTAATCATTGTGAGGAGTTTATCCGGTTCTTGGAAGAAAACAGAGCACTTATAACCGATACTAAAATCTTTGGAAATGGATGATATACGACTTGAAAAATGAATACCAAATACCCAAGTTTAAGGAGTATGTAAATAAACTGTTTAAGGAGCGGGCCGTTGTGGAAGTAAAAAAGAAGCTTCCTAACCGCACGCTTGCCCAAAACAGCTACTTGCATCTTCTTTTAGGGTATTTCGGTAGTGAATACGGTTGCAGCCTCGATGAAGCAAAAATTGATTTTTATAAGAGGACTTGCAACCGTGATTTGTTTGAACGTAAGACGGTCAACAAGAAAGGCAATGAAGTAACCTATTTACGCAGTTCTGCCGAACTGACAACAGGTGAAATGACCCTGAGTATTGACCGTTTCCGTAATTGGAGTGCATCAGTGGCAGGTATCTATCTGCCGGCTGCAAATGAACATCAAATGCTGATATACGCCCAGCAGGAAATACAAAGAAATCAAGAATTTATTTAGTTATGATAGAAACAAGAAAAACAGAAATCCGGTATGTGACATCTGACCCAAAGAAGATGCTCAACATGTACCTTGCAAAACGTGTCCTCAAAACATGGGAGGAATCTTTCATTGATGAAGATACCGGTGAAACAGTAACGATTGAACGGAATGAAATTCTTTTCGACCGTGGTACGCTGATAGACCAAGACATTTTGGCGAAAATTCGTTTCAGCATGGAAGCTGACGGTATCAGGGAAGTGGAAGTCAGCAATCAGAACCGTTTGGCGTTCGAGAATGAAAATAATGTGTTATATCCGCATATTGCCCAAGCGGAAATAGGAGGTAAGAAAAGCAAGTTCCTGCTTTACGCAACAGGGTTGGAGAATGCTTGCCTTATCTTGAAAGACTATATCGAACTAAACTATTTGTTCGGATTCACTCTGACTATGGTAAAAGAGTTCGATTCCTGTGTAATTCTCACCGATACTTTGAAAGAACGCAAGGTGGACGACGATTCGATAGCCTACCTCAAAGAAGAGATTACTACAGAAGAATATCTTGATAAGATGGATGAAGAGAATCAGGAAGATGAAGAATCCAAGCCTGACGAAAGGAAGTTCTACCAAATTGAGACGAAAATTACCTTCATGAATGGAGAAAATGAAGATGAAAGAGTTCAAACTTTTGTCGTGAACACTTTTAACGTTGATAGGGCGATGATGCTTATTACTCACTACCTCAAAAATAAAGAGGAAGAATGTGAGAAACAAGCCAAAGAAAAGGGACATGAGTTCAGAAAGAGGGAAATCCATACAGCTATAGAATCGGCAAAACCTATTCCGGTAGGACGATTCATCCCGAAAGAATTTTCAATAGCCTATATAGAATAATAGCATATTGTTTTTTCATGGTATTAGTTTTAGAGTAGAAACAGCCCTGTTCCGTCCGTGAGGATATGTCGGGGCAAATGGGAAGAAAGGTAAGTAGCCATGATATGTATATGTGTTTCTAGGGTTCGATTCCCCGGCTTCCCACCAAATCAACAAATAATAAAAATTAAAACATTATGGATAGCATGGATTATATGGAATACTGGTATCACTCAATGGATTTTGGTAATGATATACCTGTAGATAGTGATGATTTTGACAACTATAACTTTGATTGATTATGAATATAGTAAAAAGTAAGAGTTTTAAGAATGGAACAGTGTATTGTTTACGTCTTGAAGACGGTATGCTTGTAGAGACGACTGATACGTTTCTTCCGTACTACACGAAAGATGCGATAGGAAGGAAACAAAACTTCCTTGACAATGATAACTTGGGAAGTCGTTCCGAACGCTGGATGATTGGCGTTTCGACAATGAGCGGATGTCCTGTAAGATGCAAGTTTTGTGCTACAGGTAATATGAAACGCTATCGCAACCTTACGGCTGATGAGATTGTCGGTCAGGTGGAATTTGCCATTGAGCAGGCTGGATTCGACCCTTGCGATGCCAATGAGTTCAAGATAAACTATACCCGTATGGGAGAACCATTCTTGAACATTGAAGCCGTAAAGGAAGCTATCGGGCGTATTTCTGAAATATATCCGAACACTCACCATTATGTTTCAACGATTGGAATTAAGGGGAGCGATTTTTCTTTCGTTAAAGGCAATGTGACGCTTCAAATCAGTCTGCATAGCTTTGATGAAGAGAAACGAAACTGGCTTATTCCTTATCCAAAGAAGATGAGTATAGGAGAACTTGGTCGGATTCGAACCGAAAGTAACCTGAAAACTACTATCAATCTTACGTTGGTGAATGAATCAGATTTTGATACGGAAAAACTGGAGAAATATTTTGATAAAGAGTACTTCTTTGTTAAGCTATCCCCAATAAATCCAAACAACATATCGGAGAAAAACAATCTCGGTAACGGAATTATCGAGGGAGTGAATTTAGTATAAACATTTTAATTTTCAGAGTTATGGAAAAGATTAAAGAACAACTTGAACAAATGGGTTACGATTACGCAGTAGCAATCGCAACAAAGTCTGAAATTGAAAACGGGGCCGCTTGTGGCCAGTTATCTATCATCGTTGAGACAGAGTGATAATAAATTTGATTCAATAGATTCATTTAATTCGGCAAGCTCGGTCTGTGAAGATATGGCTTGCTTACATGGCGGTGTGTTGCATAATGTGGAAATGGCAGCCACACCCGTAAGGGTTGCACTTTAGATGCCGGTTTGAGTCCGGTCGCTGCAACAAATAAATTATTCTAAATATGCCGTATTACATAAAAAGAAAAAAGGCAAAGAAGAAAGACAAGCCTTTGCCACTGTTTGACAAAGCTGGTATAACAGTAAAGAAGAAGCCGGATTTGAAGGCAAAACTTGATAAAGAGTTTTCCCTTTTCATCCGGCTTCGTGATTGTATGCCTAATGGGGTTTTTCGATGTATCAGTTGCGGGCAAATAAAGCCCTTTGAACAAGCTGATTGTGGCCACTATTTCAGTCGTACACATTTGGCGACCCGTTTTGATGAAAACAATTGTCATGCCGAATGCCGACACTGCAATAGATTCAAAGCCGACCATTTAGAAGGGTATCGGGTGAATCTGATTGATAAAATCGGACAACAGAAATTCGCTTTACTAAAAGTGAAAGCTGCTGGTACTACTAAAATGACTGATTTTGAGTACGAACAATTAATCAAGTATTACAAAACACTGAACAAGAAGTTACGAAAGGAGAAAGGTGTATGAGTTATATTTTGCGTGATTATCAACAACAAGCTTCTGATTCAGCCGTTACCTTCTTCAACAACAAGACGAAGAAAACAAACGCCATCATGGTGTTACCCACCGGTAGTGGAAAGAGCCTTATCATAGCTGACATAGCTTCAAGACTTGACGGTCATACATTGGTATTCCAGCCGAGCAAGGAAATTCTTGAACAGAACTTCAAGAAACTTTGTTCTTACGGGATTCTCGATTGTAGCATTTATTCCGCCTCCTTCAATTCAAAAGAGATAAGCCGGATAACATTCGCAACCATCGGTAGCGTGAAAAGCCATCCGGAACTTTTTGCCCACTTCAAGAATATTATCGTGGACGAGTGTCACCTTGTGAATCCGATAGAGGGAATGTACAAGGATTTCTTCGATGCTGTGAAGTGCAAGGTTCTTGGATTAACGGCAACGCCATATCGTTTGAGTTCCAGCCGTGACTTCGGCTCTATGCTAAAATTCATAACCCGGACAAAGCCCCATGTGTTTTCAGAGGTCATTTATCATGTACAGGTATCGACCTTGCTTGATATGGGCTATCTCTCAAAGGTGAACTACTATCCGATGAATCCTACCGGATGGAACGAACTCAATTTGAAGATAAACACTACCGGAGCCGACTATACCGATAAGTCAGTCCAAAAGGAATATGAACGGATAGACTTTTATAGTTACATCGTTCATATCGTCCAAAGGCTGATGAATCCGAAAGCAGGAGGCAAGAGGAAGGGTATTTTGGTATTTACCCGGTTTTTGAAAGAAGCGGAACGATTGACGATGTCCATACCCGGATGTGTCATTGTTTCCGGTGATACTCCAAAGAAGGAACGTGAAAGAATACTCGAAATGTTCAAGGTCGGGGAAATACCTGTAGTAGCCAATGTTGGTGTACTTACTACCGGCTTTGATTACCCAGAACTTGACACAGTTGTTATGGCCAGACCTACCATGTCACTTGCGATGTATTACCAGATTGTAGGTCGTTGCATCCGTCCTCATAAAGATAAGGAAGCCGCATGGTTTGTGGATTTATGCGGTAACATCAACCGTTTCGGTGAAGTTTCCGATTTGCATTTGAAAGACACGGGTAACGGAAAGTGGGTTGTGTTTTCAAGAGGAAGACAATTGACAAACGTAAGATTCTAAAGATATGGTAAAGAAGAACGAACGACAGGCCATCCGTCCGGATACCTGCTCAAAATGTAAGAGAGGGAAGCCGGTCAAGGTATCAATGGGGAATCCCAAAGTGGTTCTATGTAGTTTTTTCAACAGGCGTTTCGTTGCCGACAGCAAACGAAACTGTGATTATGCGATTTGATTATGAAAGAGCTAACGAGTTATTTCCCCCACGACAGCAACGCTAGGAACTCAGACAAGCTGATACGCTTACGAATGAGGCATAAGGCATCCGGATATGGAGTGTTCTTCATGATTTTAGAACGTCTTAGAGAGGAGCCAGAATACATGAGTGTCAAAGATTATAACATGATAGCTTTTGACCTTCGTGAAGATGCTTCCTTAATTAAATCCGTGATTGAAGATTTTGGGTTATTTGTCTTTACCGAGGATGGTAAGTACTTCTACTCCGAAAGCTTCAAGAAAAGAATGGGATACAAAGACGATAAATCGAAGAAACGATCCGAGGCTGGAAAGAAAGGTGTCGCTAAGAGATGGGGGAAAAAAGAGTCAGAAATAGCAAATGCTACGGAATTTATAGCAAATGCTACGGAAAACGATAGCAATGCTATAGCAAAAGTCGAAAAAACAATAGCAAGTAAAGGAAAGAAAAGAAAAGAAAATAATATAGGAGATTCTAACGAATCTCTTGTATGTGGGACTTCGCAGCCCCACGCCGAACATATCGACTACTCCGAACTTGTCAAATTCTTCAATGAGGAAACAAAAGGTGTATTTGGTACGGTCAGGACTCCGCTTTCTGATAGCCGTAAAGGGATGATTAACGCACGTATAAAATCTTATGGCAAAAAAACGTTTGCCGACATGATTCATAGGGCATACCAAAGCGATTTCCTGAAAGGGCAGAACAAAAAAGGCTGGACAGCATCTTTCGATTGGCTTATCAAACCGACGAACTTTGAGAAAGTAATATCAGGTAATTATGACAACAAGAATAGCAGAAACTATCCGGCAATTCCAAACGGGGCAAAATCACGAGAGGAACAAACAGACCGTGAAATCCTCGAATATGCCGCAAAAGCTTTCGGAAAGGACACGGTTAGTAGTAAATAGATACGGGGACGGTGAAAGTTTCGCTAAAAAGTTCAATCCTTCATTACAGGTTGTATGTGCTCAAAATGTGGAACGTTCGTTCAAGGGGAATGCGCCTTCATTGGCTTTGCTCGGAGAAACCTATCCAGATGAACAGGTGAATACTTGGATAATTGCTCAACTGATGGACTTGTACAAGTTTGCCGGTGTAAAAGAGAAGCCTACATTCCAACAGGTTTTGGAGCTTTCCGTGATGATACGTGTGGAATACTATTACCTGAAAGCTTCCGAATTGTTGCTTTTTTTCTTCAAGTTGAAAGCTGGCGAATATGGCACCTTTTACGGTGTTGTGGATCCTATGGTGATCATGTCTGCTCTAATTGAGTTCAAAGCATACAGAAAAAGGCAACTGGAGAAATACGACCGGGAAGAACAGGAAAGACAACGAGAAAAAAGATACGAGAAGCAAGACAAGAACTCCGTACCATTTCCGGATCATTTGGAGTTTCTGAAAAAGATTATGGAATCAGAATAATCAAGCTAAAAAAAATGAAAACAGTAGAAAAGTTAAGAATAGCACCTATTGGCACCATTGTAAACTTCGCAGATCGGACACTGATAATAAAGCGTTTCCGAGCTACCGTAAAGGGTAAAATGGTAATTTGTCGCGGATGCGTTTTCCGTAGCAAGGGTGGTGCGAATAGTTGCAAGTATATGACGGCTTGTTTTGCCAAATATAGACCGGATAGTGAGAGTGTGGTGTTTGAGGAGGTGGATACAAAATTGAAATAATTAAAATTATCATGGAATATATAGAATTTCTAAGAAACAAGATGGCTATCAGTCATCAAACGGGATTTGAAATTAATTCGGAAGAAATTACCCCGACATTATACCCTCATGTAAAAGATACCGTTCGTTGGGCGGTTGCCGGTGGATGCCGTGCTATATTCTCCAGCTTCGGTATGCAAAAGACAGTCACCCAGCTGGAAATACTTCGGGTAATCTTGAACCATAAAGGAGGCAAGGGATTGATCGTTTGCCCTAAGCGTGTGGTAGTCGAGTTTCTAACACAAGCGGAACAACACTTGCACATGAAAGTAACCTATGTCCGAACTATGGCAGATGTGATGATATGTCCTACCGACATCATGGTAACAAACTACGAACGTGTGCGTGATGGTGAGGATGGAGTGAGAATAGATCCGTCCTATTTTACTGCAACATCATTGGATGAAGCCAGCGTGTTGCGCGGATTCGGCACCAAGACCTATCAGGAGTTTCTGCCGTTGTTCTCGGGTGTCCCTTACAGGTTTGTCGCTACGGCTACACCTTCGCCAAACAGATACAAGGAACTTATACATTATGCTGGTTATCTTGGTGTGATGGACGCCGGACAGGCTCTTACTCGATTCTTTCAGCGAGACAGCACGAAAGCGAATAACTTGACACTTTATCCGCATAAGGAAAAAGAATTTTGGTTGTGGGTATCTACATGGGCGTTGTTCCTAACCAAGCCTTCCGACCTCGGTTATCCGGATACTGGCTATGAGTTGCCTGAACTCCGTGTACATGAAGAGATTGTGAATGTGGACAATTCTACGGCTGGAGCTGATCGTGACGGACAGGTGAAAATGTTTCGTGAGGCTGCTCTCGGACTTGCTGACGCGGCAAAAGAACGCCGAGATAACATGCAGGAAAAGATTGCCCGTGTGGTAGAGATAATCAATCGCCCGGAAAACAAGGACGACCATTTCCTTTTATGGCATGACTTGGAAGCTGAACGGCTGGAACTATGCAAAGCGATTCCAGGTTGTAAGGCTGTCTATGGTTCACAAGACGATGAAGAAGCCGACAAGATAATATCCGACTTCAAAGATGGCCGGCTGAAATACCTTGCAGCTAAACCGGAGATGCTTGGTGAAGGTCTGAACTTCCAGTATCATTGTCATAAAGCAATCATGTTCATTGACTACCGCTTCAACGATAAGTTCCAAGCGATAGCCCGTATATACCGCTTTATGCAACAGCATCCCGTTGATCTCTATCTGGTCTATGCCGAAAGCGAGGGTGAAATATTTAAGAGCTTCATGCAGAAATGGGCACAACACCGGGAAATGGTCGCAAATATGACTGATATTGTCCGGCATAACGGTTTGTTCGGTTTGCAGGCCGAGGAAAAGATGATGCGCTGGATGTTCGCCAGTCGGGAAGAAAAATCCGGCAAGTTGTGGAAAGCAATCAATAACGATAATGTATTGGAATGTCAGAAGATGGAAAGTAACTCTGTAGATCTGATCGTAACCAGTATCCCGTTCTCAAATCATTACGAATACACGCCTACATACAATGACTTTGGGCACAATGAAGATAACGATAAGTTCTTTGAACAGATGGATTATCTTACACCAGAGTTAATGCGCATTTTGAAACCGGGTCGGTTGGCCTGCATCCATGTGAAAGATCGTGTTTTGTTCGGCAACGCCACGGGGGACGGTATGCCAACTATCGATCCGTTCAGCGAAATAACTGTATTTCATTACATGAAGCATGGCTTCCGATATATGGGGCGCATTACGGTCGATACTGATGTGGTGAGGGAAAACAACCAGACCTACCGTTTGGGCTATACCGAGATGTGCAAGGATGGTTCCAAGATGGGAGTCGGATGCCCTGAATATGTATTGCTATTTCGCAAGTTGCCTACCGATACCTCACGTGCTTATGCCGACCGGCCTGTTAAGAAGGACAAGAGCGAATACTCGCTGGCCCGTTGGCAGATCGATGCCCATGCAAGTTGGAAGTCTTCCGGCAATTCATTGTTGTCATACGAAGATATGAAAGGTGCTGGAATAGATAAGATTCGGCATTTGTTCCGTAACTACGAACGTGAACATATCTATAACTATGAGGAACATGTGTCTTTTGCGGAAGAGTTAGAAGCATACGGAAAACTTCCAAAAACATTTATGGCTGTCGACCCTGTAAGCAAGAAGGATTGGGTATGGGATGATGTGGCCCGTATGAGAACGCTTAACACAAAGCAATCACAAAAGAAACGACAAAATCATATTTGTCCTCTTCAGTTAGATATCGTTGAAAGGCTGATTGAACGGTACTCGAACAAAGGAGAATTGGTATTTGACCCGTTCGGAGGTATCGGTACTGTCCCTTATTGTGCTATCAAGTTAGGTCGTAGGGGACTTTCAACAGAACTCAATTATGATTATTGGAAAGACGGGCTTTCTTATCTGCGGGAAGCGGAGAACGAAGTAAGTGCTCCTACATTGTTTGATTTAATGGCTATATGATTATGAAACAATACAATAATTGGGAAGAAATAGACAAAGACACAGACGGACTTGTTACTTCATTGACTTACATTGTCCTCTTCGTAAATGATCAAGTTTATAATTACGCACTTAATATTTACGATAGTTGCCGTAATACTCCATACTACAGGCGTGGAGTAAAGAAGAACATAAACGAATTGAAAAGATTCATGGAATCGTACAATACAAACATTTGCAGGATTGCGAATGTCAATGTTGAAACGCTTGCGGTTATAACGCAAAGCATGGAAGACGATATTAAACCTCATATCGACAAATACGGGTTTGCCATAAGTCAGACGCTTTTAAATAATGGATGTTCAGGAGAACTGAACCATCTAATATCAATCGCTTCTACTATTGATATGTTATGCCAAACATCCAAGATTACAATACGTGATTTTTACATATCAATGCGAAAATTGGTCCCAATAGCTGTGAATCCTTTGGCTTGGCTGTCTATTGACAAAGCCATGTTTTACGCAAGAATGATAACGGATAATCTAACCCCAAAGGATGTAAGCATTAATTTGAACGATATACCTGCTATATCTACGGCATTTCAAGCTATTGCCAATAAAATGTTAAGTCCGGATGTGTTTGAAAAGGCGTTTAATGAATGCCTAACAAGATAGTGAAATGAAAAAGTTATTATACATAGACCTTTTTTGCGGTGCCGGTGGAACTTCTACCGGCGTGAACACAGCGCGTCTTCATGGCGAACAGTGCGCAGAAGTCATTGCGTGTGTCAATCACGATGCGAATGCCATTGCGTCACACGCTGCAAATCATCCGGACGCGCTTCACTTCACAGAAGACATCAGAACGCTTGAACTGTCACCACTTGTGCATCATCTTCAGAAGTGTCGCACGAAGAACCCTGACGCACTTGTTGTGCTATGGGCATCGCTTGAATGTACGAACTTCAGCCGTGCAAAAGGCGGTCAGCCACGTGACGCAGACAGCCGGACACTTGCAGAACATCTTTTCAGATACATCGAAGCAATAGACCCCGATTATATTCAAATCGAGAATGTCGAAGAATTTATGTCGTGGGGTGAACTTGATGAAAACGGAAAGCCGGTGTCAAAAGACCGTGGCAAGTCATATATCAAGTGGGTGAACAACGTGAAGAAATACGGCTACAACTTCACGCATCGCATACTGAACGCAGCAGACTTCGGCGCATACACATCGCGCAAACGCTTCTTCGGCATCTTTGCGAAGAATGGTCTGCCGGTTGTGTTCCCGAAACAGACACATTGCAAGACAGGTGCAGCAAGTTTGTTCGGCACAATGCCGAAGTGGAAGCCAGTGCGTGAAGTTCTTGACTTTGAAGATGAAGGCAAATCAATCTTCAACCGAAAGAAACCGCTTGCAGAAAAAACGCTTGAACGCATATATGCCGGACTGATTAAGTTTGTCGCAGGTGGCAAAGATGCCTTTATGGTGAAATACAATTCGATGAACCAACGCGGAAAGTATGTGCCGCCGTCACTTGATGAACCCTGCCCCACTATCGCGACACAACAGCGTCTTGCACTTGCATCAGTGTCTTTTCTGTCAAAGCAATTCAGCGGTCAGCCTGACAGCAAGAACGTGTCTGTCGAAGAACCGGCAGGAACAATAACGACTATTGACCACCACGCATTTGTGAAAGCGCAATTTATTGTAAACTATCGCTTCAATAATACAGGTCATTCTATTGAAGACCCAGCACAAACGATATGCACGGTAGGTCAAATTGGTGTTGCATCTTGCAGTTTCATCGCAAATGAGTATTCGGGCGGTGGTCAGCTTTCAAGCATCGAACAGCCCAACCCGGCTGTGCTGACGAACCCGAAGCAGAAACTTGTCACCGTGAAGCAGCACTACTTGATGAACCCACATTTTGCGTCAAATGGCGGTTCTGTCGATAAACCGTGTTTCACGCTCATCGCAAGAATGGATAAAATGCCGCCATATCTTGTCACGACTGAAACCGGCGAAGTCGCTATTGAAGTCTATGAAACAGACAGTCCTATGACTGTCAAAATCAAAGAATTTATGGCACTTTACAACATCATAGACATCACTATGCGTATGCTGAAGATTGATGAACTGAAGCTGATAATGGGTTTCCCGAAAGACTACGAACTTATTGGCACACAGGCAGACCAAAAGAAATTCATCGGCAACGCAGTTGAAGTGACTATTGCCAGGAAGTGGTGCGAAGCACTATGTGAAGAAATATACAATCGTAAAATCAAACAATTAGCATAATTATGAACCGGAAAATCAAATTCAGAGGGCGTATAACTAAATCAACCGAATGGGTTTATGGGTCTCTTATTGTTTATCCTGATGGGGAGTACAACATACTTTCTCAACGAAAAGAAAATTCATCTAAGATGGATGATTGGTACGTTGATAAACAAACCGTTGGCCAGTTCACGGGCTTGTATGACAAAAATGGACAAGAAGTATATGAGGGGGATATTGTTAAAAGAAAAATTATAAAAAGTGATTTCTATCCTGAACAATATATGCCTCACATAAAGGAACAACATGAGACAAAAAGATGGGTTGAATCTCAAACGGGAGTTATAAAAATGTGTCCAGAAATACGCTTTGGGGAGGAGTTTATAACTCGGATGCCTAAGCAAAAAGATATAGATAATGGTATTATTGATAATTTTGATTATGAAGTCGTTGGTAACATATACGACAACCCAGAACTACTGAAAGGAGGCACGAAATGATTAAGGCTTTAATATGGGCGATAATATCGCTTTTGATGCTATTTGTCATGACATCTGGAATATCTATTCAGCTCAAACCATTTCGTATAGACATTACTTATCCATATTTCGGATTAGGAATTGTATTGACCGCCATAGGGCTTACCCTGTGTATCGGATCAGCGTACTACTATGGAATCTCAAATAACCAATACAAAGATGGCTATAAGAAAGGATTTCATGCCGGCGTTGAATATGTTATAGAATTTGCAAAACAAAAAAAGAATGAAGAATGAGCATAAATAAAGTAATCCTTCTCGGTTATACCGGCAAGGATCCTGAAGTGAAAGATGTTGCCGGGACAAAGGTCGCCAATCTATCGCTTGCTACCACGGAGAAGGGCTATACCCTTCAAAACGGGATCCAGGTTCCAGACCGCACGGAATGGCATAGTCTTATCTTTTGGAAAGGTCTGGCCGAGGTCGTAGAAAAGTATGTCAGGAAGGGTTCTCAAATCTATATCGAGGGCAAGATCAAGACCCGGCAGTATGAGGATAGAACGGGATCAAAGCGGTATGTGACAGAAATATTTGTTGATAAGCTGGAGTTATTGGGAAGTAGACTTGCCCAGCAAGAAGCCAGTCCACAATCGAAACTCTATCAACCTGAACAATCAAGAGAAGATCTTCCATTCTAAAAAATACAAGAGGCAACGCCCCGAACCACCAGTAACGTTACCTCCCCACACGATTATTTAGTACAAATATACTATTTACTTCTAAATAATTGTGCCATGTTTTCAGAAATTGCGGAAATAAAATCAATTAGAGAGCAGAAATCAAAGTTATCGGAAAGGGAAAAAGAGCTGACAGAACCTATATTGACGGACCTTGATATGATAGGAATGTTATATCGGTGGTTCCAAGAGATTATTTCTCAAAAGGAGATATTTAGGTCAGGGAATGTTACCCAACGAAAGAAATTCATTTTTATCATCTTGTTTTTGTATTCTCCGAGTACCCTTGCCGGAGGAAAGATGAAAAATGGCCTTCGAGATAAGCTGGCGGAGGTTTTAGGTGTAAATGCCCAGACAACCATATCCAATAACCGTAATAACTTGGTTTTCTCTTACCAGCTGTACAAGTATTTCCGGCAAGATGTGGATTGGATATATGGGGAGATGATGGAAAGGATAAAGCCGGAGAAGTAGGTCGGCTTCGTTAATTGTTAAAAGCAACAAATATGTTACTGTTTTCTTTGTGGTTACTTTTGTGGTTGTAACAAAAACGTTATATTTGTGGCGTCAATTAAAAAGTTCTTTGATTTTATGAAGTATTCAGAGTTTTACAAATTGATTGAATCAGCAGGCTGGACAATCAAAAAGGGAACGAACCATTACAAATATGTTCATCCCGACTTTGACTACTTTATCCCTGTCGGTAGGCATCCGGCAAAAGAGATTCCAAACGGTACTCTTGATAGTATGATGAAAAAGGCGGGGTTAAAGAAGTAAAAGGACTGCACCCACTTCGGTGGGTGCTTTAATTGACGAAATTAAAAATGGCACGATTATGAAGAAGATTAAGGCGATTATCGAAAAGGCGAATGATGGAGGTATTTCTATTTATTCGGAAGACGTGAACGGCGCGTATGGTTTCGGTCTTACGGAGCAGGAAGCCAAAGATGATTTCCTGTCTGTACTGGAAGAACAGGCTGAATATTACAAAGAGAAACATGGTGAGTTTCCTGTGTGGTATAAGTCTGGCTATTCTGTTTCGTATATTTATGATTTGAGTGGATTCTTCGAGGCATTCCCTTTCATTAATGCCAGCAAGTTCGCAAAGGAAATTGGATTGAACGAGTCTGTTATGCGAAAATACAAAGGAAAGATCGTTACAGCTTCCGAAAAGCAAAAGGCTATAATCCAAGAGGGGTATAATAATATCCTCAAAAGAATGGAAGCTGTCAGATTCTGATATTCCAGCCGGGAGGCTCCAATATAAAATCAAAGATTAATTGACAAGAGAGGGCGCATCGTTTGGGTGCGCCTTTATTGCTTTTAATGAGGTTATCAATGAGTAAGCCAGTTTAGTGCTCCAGCTCTATTTACCATTTGGGAAATTTCTTCTGTAAAATCTTATCAGAGTATTTATATACTTCATTTGCAATTCTATAATACTCAGGTTCTTCAATCCTTCGATTACATTCACTGTCTTTCTTAAGATTATCGAAGTCTTTATGCAATTCTATAATCTTTTTTGCATTTTTATCCGTCTTGTATCTTTCCTCAAATTGTACAAGATATTCGATAAGATTAGATATGTCTTTAAAAGCAGAACCACAACCATGTAATGAATAGTCTATATCTTCTTTTTTTAGAGCGTATTGTGCTTTTATTAGAAGTCTAAATAACTGCTTGTCTATATTGTTTGCAATATCAGACTTCATTTTAGCTTTTTCTTTTCTATAACTCCAGTGAGTATCTGCAATATTTTCTATAGTCCTTTTTAAATATGGGGAAACAAAGACTCCGAAAACAAAGCTAATTATTATATATATTATTTCTAATGTTTCCATATTACTCTTTATTTATAGTATTCTTTCCCTCGTATATTTTTATGTTCTGGCATACGTGGTTCTCCATCGAAATGTATTTTACCTCCGCAGTGAGGGCAGGTGATAGTATTGGCATCATCTTTCACTTCTTCCGGTGATGCAAAGAGTTGCCACATAGGAACGTCCAAAGCTTCTGCTACTTTTTCAAGCGTTGGGTAGGATGGGCTTTTTAATATGGCGTATAAGTTCTGCCTTGTAGTATTCATTTTTTCGGCAAAAGATGTCATATTATACCCTTTTTCTTTAATAAGTAATTCTATCCTATTCATGCTATTATGTTTTTTTGCAAAGATACGTTTATTATAATAGTGTCAAATATATCATTTACAAAATAAAGTTAAAAGAAAGAATATTATTTCTTATTTTGTTTGCAGTGTCAAATATATCATTTACATTTGCATCATCAAACAAGAAGTAATAACAATTAAAAGATATATGATTATGGCAACATCAGTAATTAAACAGAGAACAATAGAAAAGTTCATCATGTCAGAGTTTGCGCAGGGCAATCTGAATACACAAGAGCAAGTAGCCTGTATGCTTATCTTGGTTCAGAAGAAGCTGAATATGTCAGTAGAACAGGCTGGTGACTTCGTAAGAAAGGCAATAGGTATTAACGCTTAAATACATACGATTATGAAAGCAGATTTAGTTTTAGTTATCAGCCCAGAAACATCACTGATGAAACAATTGGGCAAAGTATTAGGCAAGTTATGTTCTATGTGTGATTTTTCTACCATAGAAAGAGGCGAAAAGTATGTCACGATACAACATGATGAAACCGGGCTTGTAGTGGCTTATACGAGTGAAGAACGGTTGAATGTGAAACATTAAATAAGATTGATTATGAACTCAATAAACAAAAACGGTTGCAGCGTATGTCAACCCGGTAAAGAGAATTACACTACCTACAACACCAGGTTGAGAGGTAAAAGAGTGAGAATGTACCAGTATGACTATCGTACTGAAAGTGGTGAACTATTTTCTTGTTGTGCGCCTACCTTAGAGGCATGCAGAGAAAGACGGGATAAATGGCTCAATTCGCAACAATAAGTCGATTGTTGCGTATAGCGGTTGAAGATGTTTCGTTATCTTTGGTTGTGGTAGTACCTTTGGGATACTATCGCGGGGTGTAGCAGTGGTAGCTTTTCACTTTGACTTGGTGAAGGTCGGTTGTTCGATTCAGCCCCCCGCAACTATGAGTATTAATTTAAATTTGACACGATTATGAACATTCTTACATTAAGCATCAAACAGAAGTATTTCGATGAAATCTTAGCAGGCAAGAAAACCCACGAATACCGCGAAATCAGACCAACAAACGCTAAGAAATATATCACTTATCTCTGTGGCGGTAAAGAATATCCGGCTGATGCAGAACTACCCGAAGAAGGTGAAGAAGAATTAAAGCCTATCAAGTACGATGCAATCAAGCTTCTGACAGGTGCATATACGGGCAAGCGTCCTTACATCATTATAGAGGTAAAGAACGCAGAAGCAGTAATTCTCACAGATGAAAATGGTAACGATATTGTTTATGAGTATCAAGGTGAAGAATATCTCGCAGCTCAAATGGATTATACTTTGGGCAAGATATTAGAGAAACATATAGATTGATTTGTTTAACTTTTAAAATTAGAAAGCAGAGTCGCAAGAAGAATTAACAGAGTAGCTGGGCCTCGCAGAAATATGAACGGTGCAGGGGCTGGAGGTCGATTGGTCGCCAATCGTAGAGGTACTGCAAGTACTACGCAGTTAGGTTCACGTAGGCAGCGTTACGCTGATTTGCGTGTTTCAATGGGATTAAACGGTGGCTAACCTATGAACAAGGTAGAACAAGCGAATCGATATATAGACCTCATTCGCGTAAAATCGAATGAGGCTTTGCTGTTTTTATCATTAGGTAAAGATTCGCTTGTTCTACTTGATTTGCTCTATCCGAAGTTTAACAGACTTGTTTGCGTGTTCATGTACTTCGTCAAAGACTTGGAGCACATCAACCGTTGGATAAACTGGACTAAAGCTAAATATCCGAATATTGAGTTTATCCAAGTGCCACACTGGAACTTGACATATATTCTTCGTGGTGGTATGTATTGTGTTCCAAATCCGAAAGTGAAATTGTTGAAGTTGGCTGATGTCGTAAAGGCTATGCAGTTCAAATACGGTATCTATTATACGTTTTTGGGCATGAAGAAAGCGGACGGAATGAATCGCAACTTAATGCTGAAAGGGTATGAGGCAAACGGTTATGAAAATAACGGTTTGTGCTATCCGCTCGCCGATTTTAGTCAGAAGGACATTCTTGCTTACATGAAGCAACATAACTTACCCAAGCCTGTCCGATATTCATTGAAAGCCAGCTCAGGTGTTGGATTTAACCTTGATTGTATGCTTTGGATGGAGAAAAATTACCCACAGGATTTGCAGAGAATTTACAAAACTTTCCCAATGGTCGAAAGGGTGCTTTGGGAGTATCATAATAAACAAAAATAATAGGAGGATTGCCGAGTTAGAAGAACAAAAACGAGAGCACAAATATATGCTCAATCAGATAGATTGAGCGAAGCGAATTGGAGAAGAAAAAATACATGGAGTAGCAGTGCCGCAAGCAGGCGCGCAAAACAATCTCGTGATAATCTTATAGCAAGAGCCGAAAGGAATACTCTTCGACAGAGAGGTTTCGGTCTAAGTAATGGCTAATATGGAATTATCAAAATACATAAAGAGTGAATCGGTGGAACTTAACCGCTCTGCCATTCACTTTGCAGACTATAATCCCCGGAAACTTTCCGATGAATCACGTAAGACACTGAAACGTGGTATCAAGAAATTCGGATTGGTGGGTGGAATAGTTGTGAATAAACGTACTGGTCTTACAGTAGTCAGCGGGCATCAGCGTTTGTCCGTCATGGACGAATTGCAGAAGTTCCCCGATAATGACTACTATATCCGTGTCGATGTCATAGACGTGAACGAGCAGCAGGAAAAGGAATTAAATATTTTAATGAACAACCCTAATGCACAAGGTACATGGGATTTTGACGCTCTTGCTCGTATTGTTCCTGATATTGACTGGAAAGACGCAGGTTTGACCGATGCCGACCTGAACATGATTGGTGTTGACTATCTTTTGCAGACCGAAGAAGAAAGCTCTATTGCGGATGCTTTGTCTGATATGATGGCACCAGTAAACGAACAGAAAGAAGCTGATAAAGCCGCCAAACAGTTGGAACGTGCCGAAAAGGTCGCCCACATGAAAGAGGTCAAGCAACAGGTTAAGGAGAAAGCACAGAGGCAAGCCGAGAATATGGATGCTTATGTAATGCTTTCCTTCGATACCTATGAAGCAAAAGCAGCTTTCTGTGAACGTTTCGGCTATGAGCCGGACATGAAGTTCATAAAAGGAGAAGTGTTCGATGAACAAGTGGAACGGGTAGATTGATATGAGCAATAGTGAATCTCAAAATAGAAAAGGTAAGGGAGGGAGAAAGCCCAAGTTTGACTACACATGCGAGGACTTTCTTTCTCTCGTGGAATCGTATGCCAAAAAGGGATTCACAGACAAGGAAATCGCTCATGCCATTGGATTGTCACCGCAAAAATTTAGTGAGAAGAAAAGTAGATACAGTGAATTAAGTGATGTCCTTTCGCGTGCGCGTTGCGCTATTAATTCTCTTGTACGTGCTAAGTTTCTTGCTATGGCTTTGGGTGGCATAAAAACGAAGAATACTACAGTTCGGAAAATACGAGATAAGGATGGAAATCTAACAGGTGAAGAAGAAGTACAAGTTGTTGAAGGTGAATTGGCTCCCAATTTAAGTGCTCAAATGACCTGGTTGTACCATTACGATGAAGATTGGAGAAAAGTTGAACGTAAGCAGGATGAAGATGCCGACATCCCTACAGATATTGACCACGGTATCACTATTGATTCTTGGATTAAAGACAAGCTGAAATGATAGTACCCCAAGAAATATATCATCCATTATACACCGATACGGAAAAGTTCATTATTCTCATTACTGGTGGTCGTGGCTCCGGTAAGTCTTTCAATGCTTCTGCATTCATAGAGCGTCTTACTTTTGAAATGACTCCTGTAGAGAAGATAGTCCATCAGATCCTTTATACTCGCTATACGATGGTTTCCGCTGGTATGTCCATTATTCCGGAAATGATGGAGAAGATAGAACTTGACGGAACTACCAAATATTTCAAGACCACAAAGACGGACATAGTCAATAAGATGACTAAGAGCCGTATCATGTTTCGGGGTATCAAGACTTCTTCCGGAAACCAGACAGCAAAACTGAAATCCATTCAAGGCATTACGACTTTTGTCTGCGATGAAGCGGAAGAGTGGACAAGCGAAGATGAGTTCGACAAGATAATGCTCTCCATTCGCAAGAAGGGTATTCAGAACCGGATTATCATTATAATGAACCCATGCGATTCCAATCACTTCATCTACAAGAAATACATTGAGAAAACTCACAAGCTGGTAGAGATTGACGGTGTGCAGGTTCAGATTTCCACTCATCCGAATGTGCTCCATATCCATACTACGTATTTTGATAACTTGGATAAC